CCAATCGTAACTATTTACATCTTCCTTTTGTATATCTACACGGTTCTCGCCATGGTGCCATTTACTGTTCCACCACCAACCCTTTGGTTCTGAAACATAATATGGGAACACAGTCTCAAACCCAACTTCTGGCCACAATTCCATCCCATTACTGGATAGTGAAGTATCATTCAAATTTTTGTTATATTCGTTCCACCAATCATGACTCTTTGCCGTTTCCTCATCATAAACATTTGATTTTTTAATAGCAACATCGAAGCCATAAGGATCTTGTCCTATTACAACCACATTATTTCTTATTGTTTGTCTTCCCGTTGGTCCTGCAGAAATCGAGACAAGATATGGTAAGAAATATTCAGTTCCTGCATCTCGGATAAAACCATCAGGAAAATCTTGTATAGACTCCAACCCAATTGGGGTTTCAAATTCCACTCTAACATATGATGATAATTGTTCAATTTTTAAATTTGGTGGAATAGAATTTGCAGAAATATTATATAAATTAAAAGTTTGTTGATAACCGGTCGGTTGTGCCCCACCGAGGACATCTAAATCGGCCTGAGATAATATAGAAATATTATCTATAGAAGTAACTGCTGAAACAACCGAGGATCCAACCTGCGAATTTATTGGGGCACTGATAAATGTTTTTTCTGTAACTATTCCAATTCCAGTACACATTGGTGCATATCTACTAGAAAATGGAAAATCATTTAATTTATTTGAATTTACTACCTTATAATTTGAAAAAAGATTTCTAGTTGTTCTAAATGAATTTGGTGAAAAATTTGTGTTATATTTTTGTGAATAATATGGGTTACTGCTGCCGTTGAGGGGTATGTTATATAACCAAGGTCCTATTTGTGCTCCCGTTATTCCTTTATTTCTAGAAAGCAATTCATATCTACTACCCCTTATTGATTTTCTTTTTATTGATTTTATATTAAATAGAGATTTTGGTGTTTTTAACGGATTTGGTCTACCGTTGTTGATGCTTCCGGGAAGACCGGTAGAAAGATCAGTAAATACGTTTTTGCCCGGAAGTTTTGAATAGAAAAATGCTTTTCTATTATACCAAGTGGAATATTGTTGTTGAAAACTCTGTGCAAGACCTGTTGCAAATATATTTTTTGCATATTGTAATAATTTTATTTCTGCGTCTATTATTTTAATTTCTTGCTCTGCTCTTCTTTTTTCTACTTCAAGGTAAAGCGGATTGAAACACAATTTATTGTAGCAATCTCCATTTTGTAAACACTCTCTTGATACCGCAACATTTCCATTCGGTCCAATATAATCATCGATATCAGCAAATGCAGATCCGCCGCCAGGTGTAAACTGATAATTAAAATACCAATTTTCTTCAGTACCTATGTACTGTGCTAGTGTTTTCATGAATTTGTTTTTAGAACATTCTCTACACCAACCCAAAGCAGGATCGGTGTTGAAATCTACATATGTTTTTGACTGATCTGAAGTGCAATTACAGCAATTTAACTGATCAAATTCAATATCTACATCATTTTGTAAAAAATTATTACATTTCATGCACATCTGTCTACCATTTTCATCCTTTGGTAGTACTAGAAGTGGAACTTCCCCAAGCCCATCAATGTAATTGAATCCCACACATGCGGAAGGTTCTCTGCTAAATACACTCCCTGTTAATGGATCGGTGCATCCCTGTCGCAAACAAGCTTCTGTACCTTCTTCGCATAAATCATAATTACCGCTAAAAGAAACACCTTCGACAGAGCAGTAAGGAAGCCAAAAACCACCAAACAAATCATGACATGTTTCTATACTCGTTAACTCGTATGCTTGTGGATACCAGGGCCAAAAGATTTCTCTACCTTCGCAATAATCGTTTAACCCATCGAGATCTTTATCATCTGTCCCACCTTTTCCCCCGTAGATGCACGCCGATTGCAAGTCAAAAATCAGAGAACTACAATAAGCTTCACCAAGCCTATTATTATAGCATCTACCAAATGGTCCAACACGCCCACCGGGAGTTGTGTTATACCACCCATCAGCGTCGTCGCGTATGAGCAAGGCTTTACAGTTATAATTCATTCTTTCGTATGAAGCTTCTTCTGTTTGTCTTGGACAACATACATCAAATTGAGACGCACAACACCAGTGTGATCTTCCTGTAAGTTCCTCAAAGGTATATCCTTGTGGGGTTTGTTTTAATATAGTTTCCCAACATCTATAACACCCTTTACTATCCGGATTATTTAACTGTGTCCCATCTGGTGTATTAGCGAAAAATCCACATCCCGCACAACCTTCTACCTTAAAATCACATTTTCCTGGTCCGTCATATCCATCATCGCCATATGGCGTTCCATCATCATCGCCAGGGCCGGAGCTCGCTCCGTCGTCGGAGCCGCCGTCGGGGCCGGAGTCGATGCCACCGAGGAACGAAGATGAGTTTGGTGATGACAAAATATTATCTTGCGGAACACCACTACCAAACGATGAAGATTCTAGAATTTTTTGTGAATTTGTTGGTGTTGTTGAATTTTTAGGATATGGTTCGCAGCAAGGTAGTAGTCTTGATTCTATCCATGCATCTGCTTGTATAATATAAAAGTCGGCTTTATTGTAAAAATCTTGAGCAATTTGTTTCTTTTGTTGAAGATTATTTATTTCGGTATCATATTGTGCCAATCCTCTATCAATTACATATTTTAAATATTCTGGTATATTGTTCTTTAAATTATAAAATTCACCTATAGTGCTTTTTAACCATGTATTTGGATCATAATCATATAGACTAACGCCTGTTGGGATTTTTAATTTTGGATCATCTAAATTTACAGAAAGAGTTAATCCGTGTTGAATACACTCATTTTCTTTATCGTAATCTAGTAAATCAGTAAACGAACCGGCCGCGACAACTCTATATTCTTCGTTTCCTTTATAGATTCCATTCTCACCAAAAAGAAAATTATAAACATCACCACTAATTCCTAATTGTGCTGGATTTATACAACCAAGATTTCCGGTAAATCCACAAGCAGATCCAATCGATTGCAAGGACTCTAATTGTTGTTTATCCTTTATTCCATAATCAAAACCATTGAAGCAGCAAACCACACAACGGTATACTTCCCACCGTCGTTTTAGATTTTTCATTTTTACAAATTCTTTTCTCTTATCTTCCAATGGTTCTCTAATTTTAGTTTGAATTAGATGAAGTTTTTTAATTTCTAGTTCGGTGATATCAAATTGGGGTTGCCATGCGATATTTGACCATCTAGAATCTTCTTTTCTATCAACATAATCCCACCAAACTATTTTTGGATTATCGGGTTTTGCTCCAAACCCTCTGTCTGCAGAATAATGTATTCCACTTTCAAATGGATTATTTAAAGTATTTAATTCGTAAAATCCCCAAACCGAATCCGTTGCTAATCGTGAGGGTTTTGTTATTTTCTTTTTTTTGTTTAAAATTGATCCAGTATCAACGTCTTCTGGTATTAATTTATATTGTTCAACGTGATTTACTTTGGCAAAATCTCTATGATAATCGTAATCTACTATTGAATAGGTAAACCCTTCAATCGAACTCATAAAATCAAAATAAGGATCATTATAATTTGGTTTTTGAGAGATATAGTGAGAGTAAAATGCTCTATTATTTGTTAGAGAAAGTAAATCGTTTTGATTTGTGATGGATACCGAAATTACTCTAGTTAATTTTTGTTCTGGACCCTGAAGATCATCAGTATTAAGATCGAAGGTTGGTGGACTTTCATTTTCAGATTGTTCCTGTAGAATTTTTTCTATAGATTTAAAGTGCCATCCGTCTCTATCTTGCCAGAAACAAAAATTAACAGCGTTTGTGTTTATTTTAGAAACAGAATAGTTTGTCACAAACTTTATCAAAGACATTATATCGATCTGTCCCTGATTGACTCCGGTTGGATAGCTAATATCTTTATGCTTTAACCAAATACCATTTTTTGTTCCTTCTATTTCTACCGGACTTAATCCTAATTTTAAGGAAAGTTCATTTATAAGACCTGGTATTTTATTTTGATTTGAACCAGATTGTTCTTCCTCATCCGAACCAATTGAAATATATCCAATAAAGTCTTTGTCTAGATTTAAAAATGAAGTACTGAATATTTTATCAAAAAATTCAGAAGACATGAATTCCATTCTATAAACAATATGCTTATCTGCAACCCCATATCTTAATTCATTTACATTTGCAAAATCATTTATAATTTTAGAGGAAACAATTGTGAACTTCAATTCAACTGGACTTTGGTTTACTGGAAGATCGATATAACCAAACTTTATTATTATCTTCTCACCACCAACGATATTCATTTGACCTACCCAGTCATTTCTATCCACAACTTCAATATAACCAGTCATATAACCAGTAGAGAGATTTTCTTCAAAACTCAAAACCTTTAACATACTTTCGCCAGAACCACTTGTTTCTGCTGAAACTATGTGAAAAATTTCTTCATCTTTTTCTATTGCGATAGAACTAAGAGCGGATATGAACTGATTTGGGTTGTCTGTTATTTGCGGCATATTTTAAACTCTCACATCAATGAACACACTTCTATCTACCCTATCGAGAATAATTGCTTCATCGTATAATCTGTATATTGTATTTATAAACTGTGTTTTGGGTATTTTTATTGTAGAAAGTTTATCGTTTCTTTTGTTTTCAAAATCTCGATTAGTCTCTACTGTAATTCCAGCGTTTCTTAAAATTGCAGAGGAAGTTATGTATAAAAATAAAACCGTGTTATATAAAGTTGTGGTATTTGTATAGGGAAGATTTGTCGTTATCTCAGTATCACTATCTGCAATTAAAGTAGTCAATTCATTGGTTGATCTATTAATTATTCTGTATGGATTTACTATATTTTTATTTTGATCGTAGAATCTATAGGGAAGAATTAATTCAGACTCTACTCGTACAATTCTTCCTGCTGGTGTATTACTCACTAAAGAAAATCCATTTTCAGATGGTCTAAGAATTATAAAATAATCATTAGCAGAAAAAGAACCACTGACTGCTGAAATTAATGTATTTCTTAAAATTTTATCATAATTCGATTCAACTCTACCCCAAACAGTAGTATCTAAATTTCTACCGGTTGAATCTGTTTTAACCACTATATCGTTTACTTGTGCATTTTGTATTTTGTAAGTATAAAGAGCAGTTCCACTATAGATATTTGACAATTCCGTATTGAAACTTGTATATTCTGTGGGCCAATCTTTATTGGGATTAATTATTTGATTTGCCATGAATATGAGTGGAGAATACATGCTATCTCCATATATTTTTCTTGAAACATCCTCTGGTTTGTCTCCACCAGAAATGATATATGTGTCATATAATTGATATTCATTAAGTGTCGATTGAGAAAATGAAACCTTTCTGAATATATCAACGACCTCTATTGTATTATCATTCTGAAAGGTGTAATTTATTTTAGGATATCTTTTAAATATCATTGTTGTTTCCTATAAATTTTAATAGAAAGAAGAGGATCGTGATTCGATCTCCTTCGAATATGCCTTCGCCTTTCTCATGTTTGGTTCTAATTCTACAAATTCCAGCGTAACAGATTGAGCAAGTGGTCGTACTTTTCCTTGACTTCCTACACCATATGCACCCTTGAATGCCGTTTTATTTATTGTGACCGCAGATAATAGACACAATTGGGGTTGATTGTTCCAATATGTGTCATATTTTAAACTATCTGCAGGCCCAATACCAATTCTCCAAAGCGGAGGGTGACGCATTTTATATGCATATGGATATATAAGTGTAGTTGGTAATTGATATGCCTGAAATGCATCACATACATCGGATGCTGCTTCAGAATCACCCTCACTCAAAGCAGGCATTAAAAGTCTAAAAGTAAAGACTCTCTTGGATACTCCTATAAATTTTGTATCAGATAAATCCAAATCCTGTAGGACACTTCCCAAAAATAAATCATTCATTTCGCTCACGGCAAATTGAACTATTTCGTTAAGAGCCCATCCCGCAGCAAGTCCAACTGCAATTTCGGGTTGACCAGCAGCTGCGGCCACGAGTGCCCCCGTTCCTGCCCAGTTTGAAAATGTTTTAACTGGATCTGCTAGTGTATCATTTCCTTTTCTGTCTGTTGCATAATGGACATTCGAATAGGTAGAAAGATCAGTAGGAGCAGGAACGGATATGGATGCTAGTCTAGGAGTTGAAAAGGTTGGAGGTGATCCCGGAGGAGAATTATTTGCTCGTAGAAGAGAATTATTAGTATATTCGTGGGCATAGAACTTCAGCCACAATGGAACTTGTTTCTGCAATGCTGGATTTTTAGGATATACATAATCTCCCTGTATTGGCATTTTTATTTTAACTCCTCATAGATAGTTATATGGCATATAAGACAAGATATATCCCAACTAATCCCACTAAATATGTAGGTGATATTAATTTAATTTATTGCCGTTCTCTCTGGGAAAGAAAATTTTGTAAATACCTAGACACCAATAAAAATGTCGTAAGATGGTCGTTCGAAAGTATCAAAATACCATATGTTTCTCCTATAGATAATAAAATTAAAAATTACATACCAGATTTTATAGTAGAAACACGAAATAAAGACGGATCTATTGAAACTAAAATCGTAGAAATCAAACCAAAAAAACAAACTTTAGAGCCTGTAATGGGAAAGAAACACAAAAGAACATTACTAAATGAATCATTGACATATGAAGTCAATAAGGCAAAATGGGAGTCGGCTATGAAATTTTGTGAAAAAAATAATATAAAGTTTAAAATTATAACTGAGGAGGATTTGTTCTAATGGATAGAACCGCTAAAAGCATAACCGACTATAGAGCTAAAATTGCACAATATGGTGGCCCCCAGATACCAAGTAGATATAAAGTTTCTTTTTCATTTAGAGGTGTAGATGAAATTAAAACATATTATCCAGAAAGTATATCTCTTCCGGCTAGAGCATTCAATGTTACTCCATTTTCTTATTGGGGTCCAGACTACCTAATACCATCAAAACGAGATTATGGTGAATGTGCAATGTCATTCATTATAATGCAAGACTGGGAAGAACGAAGATATTTTGAAAAATGGATGGATAATGTAATTACTGTAAAGGGAAGGGGAGGTCGAACTCCAGGTCTTACCAATAGTTCATTTGGAAGTCTTTTTGGCATCATTCCTGATGTGTTTCCATCACAAGCCGGAACAAATGATGTCAATCAATCAGAATATCCAGACATAGCAATGCCTTATGAAAAGTTTGCAGGAACTATTGGTATTCAATGTTTGAATACAGAACATAATAAAGGCCCAAATGCAATATTCACTTTACATGATGCATACCCAACAACAATAACAACCACAAATTTGGCCGCCGAAGCAAATTCTTATGGAACATTTGTTGTTGTTTTTAGCTTTAGATATTATACAATGATATAAGGAGATTTGAATGCCACTCGTTGATATGTTAAAAACCACATTACCAAAATATTCAGAAACGATTCCGTCAACTGGTAAGAAAATTTACTATAGACCATTTTTAGTAAAAGAAGAAAAAACACTATTGATGGCGCAAGAAGTCGGGGATGAAGAGAGTGTCTTATTGGCAATAAAGGAAATAATTGAATCCTGTTTTCCAGATATAAAAGATGCATCAAAAATACCACTGTTTGATTTAGAATACCTCTTTTTAAAATTAAGAGCAAAATCTGTAATGGAAATTGCAAATCCAATTTTAATATGTCCAGAGACAAAAGAAAAAGTTAAATTGGTAATAAATCTAAACAACATAAAAGTCAAAACCGATAAAACTCATACAACTGAGTTACAAATATCGAATGACATAATAATTGGAATGAAATACCCATCCTTGAGTACTCTATTGGAGAAAAATTTAAACTCAGCAAGTCTGATGGATTTCTATGAAATGGCAATAAACTGTATAAAGTTTGTACAAACAAAAGAGGAAAAGATAGAAACCGATAGTCTTTCAAAAGAAGAAGTCAAAGCATTCGTTGATTCAATGACAAAACCTCAATTTGATAAAATCATAGAGTTCTTTGCAACTATGCCCAGAATAGAAGAAGAAATAGAATATAAAACTTCGGACGGAGTTACTAGAAAGGTTTTACTGAAAGGAATAAAGGATTTTTTCGAATAAGCCTCAGTCATATTTCATTAGACAATGTTTTTGATATAAATTTCAAATTAACAATTATATTAAAACAGAACATGTCAGAAATGCAAGAAATGATACCTTGGGAAAGAGACATTTATCTTGATATGCTGAGGCGACACATCGAAGACGAGAACTTAAAATTGAAAACTGCAAAAAATGATACAATGACAAGTAACGCATTAAGGAGAAATAGATGAAAGAAAAAGATCTAGAAAGTTTAAAAGAAAAAATGATGGGTGTTTTTTCTCCATACATGAACTCTAATGATCTGGTAATGGATGAAATAGAACTTCAATCATTTCCAACAACAGCAATACCAAAAATTGAATCTGAATCTCCCCTACAAGCACCCAATGATCCTGTAAATTTAAATGTTACTATAAATCAAAATTCAAGAACACCCATATCATTAAATCCAATAAACATCAAAAGCAATAACAAGACTGTTAATGTTAATTTAAAAAAAAATGAAACAGTGATTGATAATATACTTTCTTCTAAGTTATCAGAATTAATCAAAGAAGAAAAAAATGTTATACTTAGAGAAAAGATGGTTAAGTTATACGAAAAGAACAAATCATCTATTATTTCTATTCCAATGTCTTTTATTACCAAAACACCCTATAGTTTTACTACAAATGTTGGTAATTATTATATTGAGACACCAAGTATAAAAGAAAAACAAGATAAAAGATCTTTCCAGAATTCTGCATCAAAAGTTAAATTAAAAGAATTGGAAATGCGAAAATCACAAGAGGTTGATTATCAATTGCCAAAAATGCAAGTGCAAAAATCACAAGAGGTTGATTATCAAGTTCCAAAAATATCAGATGATGAATTTAATTCCTTTGACGAAAAGGAAAAAATGATTCTCAAACAACTATTCAATGCAACATATAATTTACAACAAATTAAAAATTTCAATGATGAGCAATTGGATTCTAAATCATATGAATTTACCAAAAATGAAACCTATGTTGCAGTTGATCTCAATAAAGAAAAGAAAGAAAAATTAAACTTTAAATCACTTAAAAATAGATTAATAAGTAAACAAAAAGCAAAACTATTAAAGGATAAAAAGGATAATACAAAAACAATAATACCTGCTTTCTCTACAGGTGCAATTATATCTTCTCCAACTTTTGCACTCGTTGGAGAAAATAGACCAGAAATGATAACACCAATTGAAATTAATGTAGAAAAATATTGGAATCTTCCAAGTGGCAGAATAAACACTGAAATGGCTGCCAATGGTACATCTTTAAATTCGATACAACCAAATTACGAAAATAAAGTTTCCGATGCTATTTCCAATAATTATAAAATGAAAGAAGAAACTACAGCTTCGTCTACATTACAGACAATGTACGACGAAAGCGAAGATCCTAAGAATCAAAATACAGAAAGAAATAAAAATCACAGAAGTGCGAATCCAAACGTCGGTAGACCACAAACCAACATGTATGATTTTAAAGATCAAAAGCAAGTGACATCATCTACCAGTATTCTAAACTTTTTGATGGGAATCAATACTATTCCTGTTCATAGACAATTTCATATGTAAAAAGAAACAACCCCGAGGCCTTCGGGGTTGTCGGACCGGAGATGCTATCTCTGGTGGGGTTAGTCGTCAGCGAGCTTCTTGAAATATTCAAGAGCATCGGTCGAGTCATCTGACTCTTCCTCGACTGGGGGCTTCTTGGTCTTGGCAGACCCACCCCATTGCTTTTCGGCAATTTCCTCTTCTTCAACATCCTCTGCGGTTCGTTGACCCATTGGAGCCTTACCGCGAATGTCGCCCTTTAGAACGCTTTCCAACTTAGTCTTAAGTTCTTCGTAAGACTTGAAGTTAGAAGGATCTGTGAATTCCTTAAGAGCATTCTGACTGTTCCAGATCTTTTCTAGTTCTGCATCAGCACCACCGAGCAGAGCAGAAGGCGAATCAAACTCGCTCTTGTCGTAGTTGACATACCCGCCAACATTACGAACCTTGAGCTTAAAGTTTGCACCAGTCCAGAAATTAAATGGATCAATCGGTTCCTCGTCCTTGAATTCAGGTTGCATTGCCTCCTGAATCTTCTCAAAGATCTTTTGACCATACTTGAACAGGAACACCTTTCCTTCATTCTGAGGATTAGCAGGATCACTAATCACATAGATGTTAGAGATGTAGTTCAACTTACGCTTACGCTGCCGTGCAAGATCCTTGTCGCTATCCATTCCACTCTTCCAGAGTAGACTATTCATTTCTGAAACCGGATCTTGCTTTCCGAGGGTAGTGAGTGAATTCTCAATGTACCATCCACCCGGACCCTGGAATGCGTGGGAATAGAGCTTGACCCACGGAACATCCTCACCATCTACCGTTGGGAGGAAACGAATAATGGCAAAACCGTTCTTTGCCTTATCCAGTGTAGGACGCCAGAAACGCTCGTCCTTATAATCCTTCTTTCCGCCTTCTTCTTCTGCAAACTTCTTGACTAGAACATCAATGCTAGTCTTTGACTTCTTCTTAAAATCGCTAAATGAACTCATTTAAATCTCCTTCCCGAAGTTCTCCTTCGGACTAAACTTTCGGTGGGAACTCCCCACCACTGACAAGACAAGTATATCACAACACCTTGTGCCGTTCAAGCAAAGGGTAGTGAATTCTTTTTTCTTGGTAAAAGATTTAATTTCTGTCCCTCTTCTTGAAGTTTTTCAACTATTGGTTGAGATAATAATTTAGATGAAATACTTACATCAATAGAATTTTCTTCTAAAGTATAAATAATTGCATCCATATAGGAACAATTCTTTTCTTTTACTCTATTTTCGACTTTCTTAGAAAAGTCTTCTTTGGTTAGTTCAATAAACATATGTTATCTTTCTATTTATATTACCATTATACATAGTTCTTAGAAGGAATCAAGATGCCATACACATTCGATAATATATTAATTACAACTGCAACCGGGGATGCGTACTTAGCAACGGATTGGGGAACCAGCGGAACTGGATTTAGCTTAGCACATGTTCCAGTCAATAAAATTGCATATGGTGACGATTCTACCACAACAAGGGTAACCACTTCTACCCCCCTTCCGATATACATTTATGGATCAACTGGATCGGTTGGTGTTACTGGTACTATTTTTGGTGCAGGAAATTTTTCAGTAATTAATAATGGATCGACAGGGTTTATAAGAGTCGGTGGAACAACATTTTCTACAACTTTAATAGGTGTAACTGCTACTGTTCAGGGAATTTCTGGAGGGACACCGGTCGGAGTAACCGGCACAATTAATATTGGTAATTCTATAGCAATATACGGTATCTCTGGTGGAACCGCAATAGGTATTACTGGAGGAAGAAGATTATCTTACACTAGCGATAGCGTTTCTGTTTATGGTAGTGTTGGAATAAGCGGAAGCTTAAATTTAACAGAATCTACAGATAGCATACGAGTATATGGTCATGATGGTGATGAAAAAATACCAACAAGACTATATGGTTCTGATGGCACAACATTAGGAGTATCGGGTGATGCTCTAAAAGTTGCAGTAACTAATGCAGGATTTACCTTTACCGTAAACTTAGGAGCAACAGTTGGTGTTGCAAATTATGGCGGCGGACTGATGATAAAGGGAACCGGAATCACATCAGATTCCCCGGTTATAGTGCAAGGTATTGCTGCCGATGGATCATTTGAAGTAACCGCAACCGAAGCACTGCCAGTAAATGTGGAAAACGACATATCAATAGACTTTACTGAAATTTTAGCTTCAATTGGAATAACTGGTTCAATCTATACCGCTCTAAATAGTGTAAAAACCAACACTGCTGTTATAAACACAATAAATGACAAAATTAGCAATGGAACAGTTCAAGTTAAAGTAGTAGATACAACTAAACCATCAACAGTATTAAGTGGAACTAAATCGGTAACACTGAATACCTCTCAGTTATCAAATACTACAACTAGATTGGTTTCTGGAGTACACATTAAAGCATCTCTAAATAATACTGGCGTTGTTTATGTCGGTGGTAGAAATCTACTAAATGCAACATCCGAGGGGTATCCTCTAGAAGCAGGAGAATCTATATTCCTAGAAGTAAGTTCATTAACTTCCGTTTATGTTAGATCGGATCAAACAGGATTAAGCGTAAGATATATCGCAACCTAATATGAATCAAAGTAACCGCAAAAAATCAGTTGCTGTTAGCAAAAATAAAAATCAGATAAAACCAAATTCTAATTTAGTAACAGCAAGAACTGGTTTATTTTATGGTTTAGTATATAAAAAACAATTGAGAGATACTGTTAGTGTTACTTCTTCATTAAATGCAACACCAAATGTAATATTCAACTCAGGCCAAACTGGAGCATTTTTTGATTTCTCAGATTGGAAAAACGAAGAGACAACAGAGAAAAGTTTTTATGATTTTTGGAAGTTAGTTTCTTCTGGAGCATCATTTACTGTCTCAAATGGTGAATTATATAGCGAGAAGAATGATAAATTATATAATGTTTCTGGCACATATACACTGAATGAAATTGAAAATATGGTAGTTATTGCAAATGTTACTTCAGTTCAAAACATCGATACCAATATAAATTTATACTCAAAATTAAATTTTAAAAATACTCCAATATTTACTTTATCTTCTTCGCCTCAGACTGGTGATAGTACAACTACTACAATAATTAATACATTTGGTTCAAACAGTAAAATATCATTTTCATACTTAGGGGCATCTATTGGTGATTATATTCTTTTTCAAGAAAATTTAACACCCTATGAAATTTTAGAAATAAATGAAGATTCAGAAGGAAGAGAAATATTAATAGTTAAGGGAGAAATACCAGAAGAAAATAGAATAGGCACAAAAACACTAATTCAATTAATGATAAAGGTTCCACCAAAAGAAGAATCATTAAAACCAGATTTACAAGATACATCGATTGGATCATGTAAATCCATAGAAAATAATATTATTGTAAACTGCTACAATAATCAAACAAAAGATCAATGTGCATTAAGAAAAAAAGGTAATATAACTACTACATTTTTTCAAAATCAAGATTGTGCTGGACTTAATCTCTTCCAAAGAGTTTCAAAGACATCTACTGTGTCATCCACCAACGATGAAACAATTGCCAGATTGTTAAGAGATATATCATCTCAAGTTTCATCTAATAATAGAGCAGGTAAAATATTTTAAATCTTCTTGGCAGTCTTGACCTTAGTGGTCTTCTTGGGAAGTCTATCTTCTACAGATTCAACCATATCACGAATGCCGCGAATTTGAATCTCCTGTGACTTACTTCTGTGCTTTAGATCTTCATATGCATGCTTATAGTAGAAGTCATGATCGTTATATGTATCGATTTCTTCCCTGAATGCATACCTCTCATGGGGGATTAGAATACTCGCAAAGGTATTCATTAGAGTTGCATATAGAAGGCAAATAACAACAACAGTCTGATTGCCTCCAAGAAATGCCCCAGCACCAATTCCAATAGCAGTACACGCCATAACATTCAAAATTCTAATCTTATTCATAAAGTTCCTTTTCATTATCTGACAAAAGTTCAAATCCTGTATCCGTAGTGTACCAAATTTCATCAAACATTTCAATGCACCACGGGAGACAGTGCTTACAAGGCTTGGAGTTACGCAACTGCTCAAACCTATTCATTCTTATATTTACTAGTTTAAGTTTCCTGAGATCCCTCTTGTACTTCTTCGGAAGTTTATTGAAAGCATCCAATTCGGAATGAACGCATCCAATAATATATCCATACTTGTTTGCAAGTGGGTGCGTTTTGAAAACATTAGTTCCGATTGAAACCAGTTTGTTCTTGTGATAAATCAAACTGACATGCTTCTTTTGTCGTTGAAGACCCAAACAAATTGGTTTGGCATCACGAAGAATATTATTGAAATCAAAATTCATAATAAACATTTCCGACAGGACTTGAACCTGTAACCTATAGCTTAGAAGGCTATTGCTCTATCCAGTTGAGCTACGGAAACAAATATAGACATAGTATACTGCACACTATGTCTATAGTCAAGTCTTTAGATTATTAAACTGTAAGTTTCAGATCTGCCGGATTGACGACACTCTTTGATGGCGGCACAAAGAGACCACCAACAATCACGGTCGTGTAATGATCTTCAAGTTCCTTCTGTGGGGGAACCGTAAAGACTACATGCTTATTTGGAATGGTGATCCCAACATCCTTGAATTCGGCGTAAGGTAGCCACTTTGCAAACATAAGCTTGCCTTCTGGAGTTGGCAGAAGAACTGCCGGATCCTTCAGATTTACGCTATCTCCATCATTAACGGAGGTAACATTTGCAATGATTTCTTCACCACTAACTAGACGAACGATTTGAATATTTGACATAATATCTCCTTAATTATCACATTGACAACAACGACCCATAATCCTATCCCAAAGAGAACACTTTGGTGGCTTATCAACTGGCCAACATTGACCAGTAATATCTTCTAATTGATATGCGTTCTTGACATCAATCGCGCGGGATGATGCTTCTATAAATTCATCTTCCGTGAAAAGAAGATCTATGCATCTACCATCAATCACTTTCTTTACATGAATATATTCGTTACTCATAAAAACATCCTTTATAATGGAGGCCGGGGGAGTCGAACCCCCGTGTATCTCATACTTATGTATAAGCATCTACATGATTAGTTTCTTTTCGTATAGCAGGATTTGTAAGGTAAGAAACAAACTTACAATCTGCTTTGACCATTTATTTCGATCCGTTTACTGGTCACTCACGGTCTATCAGATTTTGAGAAGTCAGGAGTTATCTGAGTAGTTCCTGTACCCTCTTGACGGTCCTAATGAATTAAGGATCGACTGTTTCTCAAGCAGCCATTGCAAATGCACGAGTGTTGGCATTTGTGGTTTGGTTGTTTTTAACGAAGCCATCAACCATCTTCGTCATGCTTCTTTACATTTGTCTAAGATATCGAATCCGATTGGCCCCCTTAGTCTTTCGTATGAACCTTTATTCTACCATCTGACACAGTATATTTCAAGCCCGGTCTTTCAATAATTCCACCTTGTCTTCCGACCTCAATCTGACCGATTGTTTTTGCGTTTCCTCTGCCCTTTGGTACGCTTGAGATATTAATTGCACCACCTACAACTGAGCCAAAATTGCCGGATATTTGTCTGCTATTGCCTTTTGGGCCAACCAAATGGAAAGATCCCTGATGACGAACAATATGGTGTTCCTCTCCAGGTGATCCTTCTTCGGTTCTCAATACAACAGACACAATTCCGCCATCTTTTAGACTTTTAAGGGTTTTAAGTTCTCCCTCGTATCGTTTTGCGTGTTGCCCGGCCTTTTCATCTCTTAATTCGGCCGCCCCCTTCTTTCGTTTTTTATTTTCTCTTTCCTCGGCGGCCTTTTTTCGTCGGATGTGAGTGTCATCTCTAATACCTTGAGCAAGCCGTAGTGCTTTATTTTTTTCTTTCATGCCGGATTGATGCATACCAGCCTGACGAAACATCTTAGCACTAGATTCCTCTAATGATCCCCAAGCACCAGATTTAACTAAAGATTCTAAAAGTTCTCTGAGTATTTTCATATTTTACCTCAGAGATATTTATAATCTATTTTCACTTCATTCGTGAAAGCTTCATAGCCCGGCGCTTCTTTGAACCCATCTTACGCCGACGACCAAACTTTGTATGTGTACCTTTGCGACTCATATTATCTCCTTAAATAAAACTTCTCTGATACCGTTCCTTGATGGTTTTGCATTCAATCTTTGCAGCACCATCTTTGTGCATCTTTCTTTGCTTGGTAATGACCTTTCCCATACCAATAGTTCTGCAGATCATTTGACGATGCTTTGAAATAAAGGCAGCCTGTCGTTCCATCATCAAATCGATTTCATCAATTTTGCGTTTAGCCATTATCGCTATCCTCTACTTCACTCTCAAACATTCCACATGGCATTCCATTTTCACTGTTCTTCCAGATATCAAGTTCCTTTTGGGGATAGCCGTTAGCCACAAACCATTCATGGAGTTGTGCCTGAGTCATGTCCCGAATGTTCTCTGGAGCAGGCTTGGGAAAGCCGTATCGCCACCCAGTAGGAGGATCAATAAACATTACAGTCTTTTTCATAGAAATCCATTCTCCTGATCGAATTGTGCAATGCGATCTAGTGCAGCATTGCGTTCTTCTTTCTTAAAGCAATCCCAGCCGCGACGAGCCGCTTCACGATGCGGGTCTGCCATTGTTGGTAGATGATTGGCTTCGTTTCTACAGACTTCC